CGTTGCCATGATTTTGTATACATCCTCGCCACGATCAAATGCCTCCACTAAGTCGTTTTGTTCCGCAAGCCATGCGAGCGTACGGGCTTCAATTTGTGATGAGTCTGAATCAATCATCATGTATCCGTCCGGGGCAATGATTGTCTTCTTCAGAGGTGAGTTACGTTGTAGGTTCTGCAAGTTAAGCTTGTCATCCCCACCCCACCTTCCGGTGTGGGCGGCATAGTAGCGTAGGGGTACGGGCAATGAACCACGTTCTGCAATACCAATGAACCTAGCTGTTCTTGTTTCTTCTATCGTAGACTTAGTGCCTAGCCGTGCGCCGACTAACGCTTGTACTCGTGGGTTCTCATGCTCAAGCAAATCTTTGAACGCTTCGTCTGTCTTAGAGAACGCATAGGTCTGCTTGCCTGTTGTGGGGCTGACTTTCATCGGGGGCGTAACACCGAACGCAATCAATATCTCCGCAAACTTATTGTTGCTCATCAAATCATCTTTGGCAAAATTTTCGAGCAGCTCATCCTTGCGTTGCTTCTCGGTGAGTAGGTGGTCGATCAACAAATCTTTATTCAACTGCAACACGGGGTCGGTAAACATGCGCACAGTCAAATCAATCAGGCGTAGCTCAACTGCGGGAAAGCCCTTGCTCATCTGCCCAAACAATTCCCACGTAAGCGTAACGTCGTTCTTACAGTACTCGCCATACCGAGCTAACTGTTCAGGGCTGAAGTCCTGACGCCTTAGACCTAGTGCGTTTTCTACCTCTGTGCCTTTCTCGCCAAGCCCATAGAAGTTTGACAGCACCCTCAAGCTACCGCCTACTTGCGTACCATGCAGGGCTCTACCCATCGACAAAGTATCAAGCCAACCCTTGGGGCTAATTCCGAAGACCCACTTCAAAATTGCACCATCGAACGGAGCGTTGTGGGCTAACGCCAAGGAATTACCCCAATCGTATTGAGCAAGGAACTGGTGCAACGATTCACCATCGCCACTGAACCACTCGGGCTCGCCATCGTTGATCTGTACCGCTACGCCGATAGTCTCAAACTGTGGGCTACGAACGTATTCCTCTGTGGTAACTTTTGTTAGGGAGAACTCCCGAGAATAATATGTCTCGAAGTCGATCGTTAGGATGTTCACTGCATGCACTCCGATATAACATTTGTTAGGTTTTCGAGATTGGTCTCGTTAATGATGCACGTGTAACCGCCAGCCGCATTGATCGCTTGCATATTCTTTAGTTGTAGCGCGGTCGCTACGCCCTTGCCAGCCTTGGCTTCAATCGCTAGGAACTTGCCGTTCACGCAACACAGGAAGTCAGGCACACCGCTATTGCCGTAGCCAGTACCAATAGGCATGGCGTAGTAGATGTTGTGGGCTTTTAAGATAGCCTTGATCTTTGCCTTGACCTTGGCTTCAGGAGTCGTTGCCATAGATCATGCTCTTCCATACTGAGACCGAGGGCATGTGGTTGTGTGACTTGGTCGGTGTCGTGTAACCATTGTGGGCAATCCATCCGAGCGTACTCAGAGTGCGTACGCCTGATACCCATACGTTGGGGTGCAGTTCTTTGGGTCGGAATAAAAGTTTCTTGCCACAGTACTCTCGGAACTCATCGCCGAGAACAACGGGCTTTGACACTAACAACTCTTCTGCTAACTCTAAGTAGCGTTCGACAAACTCGGGGTTTGCTTTGCTTGCCTTTGACCAACACTTGTCGGCAAGAGCAAGTGCGTTGTCCATACGTTCATTCATCTGATACTCCAAAATGTTTTCGAACGCGTATGATAGCACAGCATTTGACAATGTCAATAGTACAGACGTAAAAAAGCCACCCGAAGGTGGCTAGTGGTTTCCCTAATACCTAACAAATGTTAGGTGTTACTTGAGTGAATTGATTTCACGTGTCAGATACCATTGCGCTTTGCGCAAGTCTTCCATCTTGTTGTCTTTGTGGTCGGCACGTGTAATGTACTTCACCACATTGCCAAGGTTGTACCCGAGCTTCTTAGCCTCGATGAAGTCGATCGTCTCAATTCCACCTACTGTGTAATGAGCAGGGTTGTTGACCGGGTCGGGTTTTGGCTCAAACATTTCAATCTGGCGATCGCCTTCCATACGTATCTTCGCTCTTGCTACACCCGCTTCATACGCAAGTTGCCCTAGGGATTTGTCTGAGCTAAACAAACCCAACTGCTCCCACTTAGGCTTAACTTTCTTCGCCTTCTTCGCTACCTTGGCTTTCTTCTTTGCGTTCCACAATACTGTGGATACATAAGCAGGGGTTACGCCTATTGCCTTGGCTACGTCTACTGACTTAGCTTTTGGGTTAGACGCAACGTAGCTACGGATTTGTGCTGACTTGGTTGCTTTTGGTATTGTTGCTAATTCGATCATGATTTATTTCCTGTTTGGTTGTTAACGTACTCGGTAAGAACTTCTCTCATTTTGGCTTGCTTTGTATACGCAAAGTTAGTGTTGAAGTAATCCATCACCTCCTTTGATAGACGCAAGCTCGTACAGAATAGTGCGGGTTTCTTACCAAGCCCCCGCCCTTTCTTTTGTTGTTCCGGTTTTAAATATTCAATCCCTGTTGTCATTTAGTATTCCCTCGTAATATTTCTTGGGCATCGGTGCTTTCTTATCCAACAACTCACGTAGCCATTGCGCACCACCAAGCTGTTGCAGTATTAACCAATGCCTGTCTGACATTCGTACCTGTCTCCCTATTAGTTTCTCAGGCGGTTTAGGTCTTGGCATTTAATAAACTCCTTGCAGTTACTCTGTTAGCCCAACATCTAGCACATGACCATCTGCTTGGGGACAATTCAATTCCCCCCTCGGGGGGCTTTAACTCTTCGCATTTGTTGCATAGCTTGTACTTGTGTACGGGTTGCCTACTTCCAAGCTCAAGTTGCCGGTTTACAAACCCATTCATTCTGCTAGTACCTCATCTAAAAATATTCTTATTCGATGTACTGCTTCGTCACAGTTCCTATCCACTTGCCCACTTGATAGCATCCGATCAACATCAACCAACGCTAAGTAATACTCTTCACCTCTTAGCGCATGCTTGAGCTTGCCCTCGTCTTGTGGGTACGTGAACTCAAGTACGGCTTTCATACGCTGCCCCTTTGGTAATGCGTATAAGCAAGCGAGCCTTACGCCATGTTCTGCGTATATCGGTATTGGCGGCATTTACCCACTTGAACTTGGGGTCGTTATGCCCCCGTAGGGGGATAGCCTTTGAGCTATATTTAATTTCTTCGTTCATTTCATACTCCTTCGCTAACATCTGTTAGATCAACCAACAACACAAATATCTCACTCGATACCTTGCAACCTATATCGGTGATGTACTGCTCATCGTTTACCAATTTCAACATACCCAACTTCATACGCATATCCACGGGGAGCGTATTATCATCGTATAGATCAACCTTGTCACCTATTTTGACTAGGTATTTACCCAAGTCTTTGACTACTAGCGCAGTCTTACTCTTAGTAAACTCCTCTTGCACTCGCTCGATAGTCCTCATCTCGGTATCGAGTAACTCTACCTTCTCCATAGAGACAGTAACTTTGTGTTTAAGCGAGGGTATTGCTTCTGCCTTTAGATATTCCAAAAACATAGCAAATCCTTTGGTCTCAGCCCATGCCAACATCTCATTCTTAATAAGGCTTTGATGTTGAGTACGCTCTCGCTCTTTGTTCCACGATGCTCGAGTCACTACACGTTCTGCCGCTTCTTTAGCCTTACTGATACGCTCGGATGGGTTCATCTTGCTAAACATCTTCTTCGCCATGAGGATAGCTTTGTCTGCATCCACAGTACGATACGAGTCCGATCGTTGTCTGCCCTTACCAATACGATCGTTGGCAATAGCGATAACCTTCCCGCGTTGACCCATGTAACTCAACCCGATAGTGCCTAGCTCTTCACCATCTAGCTTGACCGAGAACTCACAAGCCACTCGGTTGCTACCTGTACCAAGACCACTGTTGCTGATAACAAAAGTCCACAATGGATTCAATGAAGCCAGTCGGCTAACCACAGGGTCAAGCATCGCATACACGCCTGATAATTTCAGCCCCTCCTTATCAAGAGACTTCTGCAAGTCTTCACCAACAACTACGTTACTCAAACTCAATGTATTCATACTCATGTTCATTACTCCTAACAAATGTTATAACTTACCACTCGAACTTACCCAAGATCGCATCGACCTTAGACTTTAGATTCTCACGAACCAACGGGCTATCCTTGACCTCTTCAATGTCAGCGCCAAGCATAGCTAGTTCTACTTGCCTACGTGCATCCTCTAACTTGGGGTCGTTAGTCACGTTCAGCTTCGTCAACAACTCACACAACTCCAATGGGTTGGTAATCAATGAGTCGTGATAACGCTTCTTCTCATCGCCTGAACCTTCCAACTTCTTGGACATACCCAAGAGAACTTCATGGAGGCGTTCCCATGGTGTGCGCATAGCATCGGCTAACTTCTCCGAGTACTGAGTCTCGTATGCCTGCTTCATTTCCTCTAGGTCATGCGCAGGAATGTCTAAGCGAAAGTCGCCCGCCTCGGGCAAAGGTTTCACGCTACGTCTAAAGCTGAACTTAGTCCTAACAGATGTTAGGTCGGGATAGTCCTCTGCTTTGTACATAGAACCCAAGTTAACCTTCGCTTCCTCAACCAGTCGCTCGTACTCATCAAAGAAGTTATCGCACAACATGTTGAACGTACGCTCGTAGCCATTCATGGTCTGCTTGTAGTCCATGAACAACTTAGTCGGCAACATGCGCTCACCCTTGTCAGCCCAAGGTAAGGTGTGTTGGTTGTTGTAGAGTCGCACTCGTGCGGCGAATTTCTCAATGTCTGCTCGTAGGCTTGTACCCGCAAACAGATTCTTCTTGGTCTGCGACGCATCCTTGTGTGCTGATGCGCTTGCATTGACTTGGCTCGTGATTTCACGATCAATTTTTGCGGCGGGCCAAACGCTGATGTTCAACTCTACTAATACTGCTGATGCACTAATACTCATTTCATTCTCCTTGATTAATCTTTAACATGAATTGTTTTGCCGTTACCTGCAACGCAATCGTTTTCACCTACGATAGCCCACAGTACAGGCGCAGTCCAATCCCTACCCCAATCGTTACCCACATACCCATCGGTCAATACGATGATGCACTCGGGCTCGATACGCTTCTCTTTTAGATACTCAGATACACATGAGGGTGAAGTACCACCACCGCCTCTAGGTTTAGTAGAGTTGATGATGTTAGATACATCGCTCTCGGTGTACTCTTCGTGTCCGGCTACTCGGCTATCCCAATAGATCAAGTCCACTTGGCTAGGCTTAACTTCTTCTGCGATGCCCCTAACTTCTGTTAGGAATCCCGACAGCTCTTCTTGTCCTACTGACCCTGACGTATCCACAGCAATAACCAAGTGACCAACCTTCTCACCGATCAGGCTAGGCATGTACGTACCCATAGACAAGAACCTACGATTCACCTTACGCCATGACGATGTATCTTTTGCGCTACACGTAGACTTCACGAACTCACGCAACATTTCACGCCAGTCGACCTTGGGCTCGAGCAAGTCAAGTAAGTCCCGATCGATATCACCTCCACCAGTTCCCGCTATCTTTTGGTGCGCCATTACTCCTTGGCGGATAGCCTGATCTATCTCACGCTCGAGAACCTTCTTCTCCTCCTCGGTCATCTCCTTCGCACCATCCCAATCATGGTCATCGAATCCACCCTGACCTTGACCTTGGCTCGTACCTGTACCGCCTTCGCCCTTACCTGAGCCATTGCCCTCGTCATCGCCTTCGCCAGATCCACCACTCTTCTCCTCCTCTTTGAGTAGGTCGAACACTTGCTTGGCATTGAGCCCCCGATACTTCTCATCGATCAAGCCCATCGGCTTACCTTTG